GGTTTGACCATTTTTCGCAAGAACTTCCATAAGTTTCTTGATTTATATATTACATAGGCTATCACTAATAGAGCTATCATTATTGCTATTATTCGAGCTAAATTCGTCAGCGTGAAGTCATGTTTAACTATTTCTTTTTTCTTTATTCCAACAATATTCTTCTGCTTTTGCGTTCGCTCCTGGCGTACATTTTGCTCTGTATTTTTAATGTCCGTCTTGCGCTGCCTATCGTGAAATAAAAACCTCTCTTTCGATAGCAGTTTTCCTACATCATTGTAGACTAATACCACCGAATCTCGAACGACGATTGAATCGAAATAGGATGTAAGGTTTTTTACCACAAATGAATCACGCAGCACTACTGAATCTCGCACAACCGTTGTATGCGTTTCTGCTGCTACTAGCTTTTTTGAACTGCAACATCCTGTAGTGAGGAATAAAAGCAGTAAGTAGATTAGATGTCTCATGTTTTATAAGTTTTTATATTCAACTTTAGCATCGAAACAAGGACACGCTTTGATACGCTCCCAAGGGTCTACAATGCCGTTTTTATTTGTATCTGGCGAAAAGTCTCTGTGTCCCTGAATAATAGCATTTGGGTACTTTTTCTTAAGTGCTTTTAAAAGCAATAAGAGTGACTTTTTTTGCTCTTCAGTTCTATTGTCTACTGGCTTTCCGTTAGCGTCAATTCCACCGATATAAGCAACGTTTATAAGATTTGAATTAAATCCTTTTACACCATTGCTCACTTCATCTTCTGAAAGTGTATTAAAGACCTTTCCGTTCACGTCCACGATATGGTGATAGCCAGGCTTTGACCAGCCTTTTCTTTTAAACTCAAGTAAGAGTTCTTTAATGGTTGCGTGCTGACTGCTCGCAGTGCAGTGTACTGCTATGTATTTAATATTTCTCATTTTCTTGTTCTTCTTTCTTTATCTCTTTTTCAACAAACGTTTTGATGTCGCCATATTTCGAGTTAATGTAAGCCTTTATACCGAACACTGAACCAGCGTAAACGAGGCATTGTCCTACATACCACAAAACAGAATCTTTCAAGTCGTAATTGTTGAAGAAAAAGCATAAAAACACAAGGCAAACACCACTAGCAAGCATGCCTAGCGCACTGCCGTACTGAATCCATTCTTTTGTATTCTTTTGCATAATTTCCTCCTTTCTTTCTTTTTAGTAACTTGCGTTAATCTCTATTCCACCTGTAGTAATTCTCACCTTATCTACATTCTGATTGTCAAGTTCCAATTGCTCTCTGATTCGACTTCTCCAATAAAGGATGTCGTTATCCAAAAGCATATCTTCGATACCCACGCCTACTTCTGGACGCTCTTTCAATTCTCCTTGATGAAGCACCAGGATTAACGCTTGATTTTGCCTAAGCGTGTCTCCCAAATTTAAGCCTGAAAGTATTTTGCCTTCAGCGTCAAACTTTGGCTGTATATCTATCTCGAAGTTTTTTAATTTTATAGCTCTCATCAATGTGTTATTTTTTCATCCTCATAATCTTTTCTTTGCAGTTGACTCGCTGATGTTGTGGGTGGTGTCGTCGGTCCATTTGGTGCTGTATGCGTGTGTGAATTAAACACTTGAACCAACTCATTAAGCTTTGCTGTTAAGGCTTCAATGTTGATTAATCCACCAAGTTTACCACCGTTAATGGTGATGCTTTCTGCAACATCCACAGCAACTACTACAAGGTTTGTCATATCTCCTGAAAGACTTGCAAGGATTACAGCTGAACCAATTGCAGGAGTGATTAATATTTGCGTTTCTTCTTGCTTTTCAGAAGCACGAAGGCGAACATCTGAAACAGTTAAGCTACCTATCTCAACAGTGCACGTTATACCGCTAACTTCTTTCACAATTCCTTGCAAAATAGTTACACGACCACCATGTGATGATGCTTGTTTAAGTAGCGTTGCGAGTTCTTTGTATTGGTCCATATCAACTTAATCTATATCCTAATTCAACTTTGCGCTTTCCTCCACCTTCTGAAAATTCAGTTGTCACCGAACGCACGAAATAAGTACCGTCTTTGTATGTATAATCTCCATCGTGAATACTTGCTGTATCACCAGGATTGCACTCAGGTATTAACCAGGTTGTGATGCTGCCATCATACCCATCAAAAGTGCGCCTTTTTACCTCTGCTTCACCACGTGCTTTCATACTTGCGGTGTCCGATGCGTGGCATTTCACTTCGACTTTTTCTCCACCTGTAGAACCTACTTCAATTTCTTTCACTTTGCCATCAGGCATAATGGCTTTTACAACCACTTTCACCTTCTTATCTTCTGCTCGTTTAAAAGATAGTTCTGCTTCCTCGATGTTCACGGCAAAATCGTAAAAACGCTCTTTGCCTACAACTTCACCTGGTGGATGGATATGCAAAACACCATCTTTTAAATAGATGTCTGCGCCACACTCTTCTTGCACTTTTTTTAGAACGTCATAGCCTGTAGCATCTCGAATGACGAATTTATCATACACCCATGTATAACTGCAATCTACTTTGTAGTTTTTGCCTATGCCTTTTACAACCTTTGAAAGCAAGTCACTAAGTGAAATCTTCTTGAGTTCCTCGTTTGGCAAATCCTTTCTAAACTGAAACAAATCATCTTCACAGAATAGTTTAATGCTACCTCCATCTGTTGAAATTCTTTGCAAATAGCCTTTAAACTCCTCTTTTATTCCAACTTCTTTATAGCCTATACTTACACTTACTTCATCTCCTCGTTTGATTTGCTCTTCTATCTCTAAAGCTTTATTAAGCCTAGCAGCAGGAAGAACAATCTCGCAAGTATCTGCAAGCAACTCTACACTTTTATGAATGGTGATGCTGTCTACCATTCCAAGGTAAAACTCGCCTATTTTTACTTCGAAGTCTAAAGTGTACATAATACAGGTTATTTATTTCGTAATCCGTTATATTCCTCACGCCCTAAAAGCAACTTGTAATCGTTGTCCGAAACGGCTTTGATACTATAGTTTTGGTTCTCTGTTCCACTGGTAAAAGGCAACTCCCATTCTTCAATTACGATGTGGTTTATTCCAAAAATCTCCAACAGTGGTGAAAGACAAGAAACAGATGCTGCTTCGCAATGCTTTCGCAATTTTGATACATCTTGTTCTGGATATTTTCCATCAGTTGAAATCAAAACACCTTCGATTGTTATCTCATAATCATCCTGCGCCCATCTTTCTTTAATGCTGCCACGAACACTACCTTTATTCACATTGCGCTTTTTAATGATGTTTTTGCCCGTAATACTAATCATAGGCTCGAAAGGAAGTAGCCATGACTTTGCGCCAGGTTCTTCTATACGAAGTTCAAGAGGCATTGTCATAGGGATTCCAAGTGCATTGGTTCGCACCATGTCCTCGAGTTCTTCATCACTCAAAGCTTTTATGCTATCGTAATCTTCGCTATCGACGTTCGCTATTCCGATTTCACGAAAAAGCCAGTATGGCGGCACTTTGCCTCCGATGATTCGAAGTGCAATGTTTTCGAGTACAAAGCGATGAGCCTTGTTATTTACCTTTAATGGTAAGCCTTTATCTAAAACCTCTCTATACTCCATATTAGCCTCTATCTGTTGATGTCGCAATTGCAAGTGAACGATTAATACATTGTACAACTACTCTTTCAAGTTCTGCTGTATCTGCCTTATCTGACATGTGAACTGTAATGGTATCAAAGAACTTAGAAATATTCATGGTGATAGCGGTTGAACGCTTTCCTCCTGTTGCTATTTCTTCTGCTGATTTGCCATGTTTGCCTTTCTTTCCTTTTTTGCCTTTACCTTTTTTACCTTCACCAAAAACTACTTCGTTACTTGTTGTTTTTGCTGAACCTTTTATTTCTGGCTCTGCAATCTCCGACTTGCTTTCAGCTTTCGCTTTATCCTTTGCTCGCTCATTCTTTAGGTTCTTATTGAAATTAGCACCTATATTAGTTGCAGTATCATAAGTGGAAATGTAGGCTTTCTTAAAAGCGTTATAACCGCTTATTTGCTTAATGCCATCAGTGAATGAATCCGCTGCACCTTTGAAATCACCTTTAAATAACTTATAAAGTGACGTCGCAACGCTCCCTAAACCTTTCACTAAGTCAGTTATTCTATCAATCAAGAAGTCTTTTAGGATATTTCCAAATTGCTTAATGGTGTCCCACATGGTGATCAAGAAGGCTCTAAACCCTGCAAACTTTACCCAGGCATATCCAATGGCTGCTACAAGTGCCACAACTGCTGTAATCACTATTCCTATTGGGTTTACCGTCATTGCTGCGTTTAACGCCCATTGAACTGTAGTCCAAATAACAGTTGCTGCCTGGCAA